GCCACCAACTTCTACCTTTAAGTCCATAACACTAATGTACCGAGTGGGTCGAATGTGTACCTCAGCGATTCGATGACAGCTGACATACCTCTCGTAAACTCAAATAGTGGTATCTTAAAGGCCTTTGATAGTAATGTTTTCACATTATCTATCTGGCCACGGAACATCCCATACTGATTGGCATCGAGCACTTCACGTCCACGACTTGTTCCGTCAATTTCCTTTATTATGACAGTAAACCGACTCATAATTGTCGTTGCAAATATTGATTTCTTGACACTACTGTATACTTGCAGACAATAGTGTTCAAGTCCGTGTAAGCTAGTTACTTGGACAGCGTATGCATAAGCTCCTGGTAATGGCTGACCCATGTCAGCAGCCAGTTTGCCCCCAGGATCGAAAGATCTCCTGTCTGGGACCCGTTCTATCCGGTGACTTAAAGAGAGCTCAGAAACTTCTTCAGATATACCTCCCAAGCTGACATGTGTGTTCATGATGATATTGATACTACCTGGTTCAAGGCCCCATAGGGTTGTTAGCCAGTCGCATTGTGCGTTACTGAGCCTATCCATGATAGCAGGCCTTCCTTTTCTCTCTAGTATTTCTTTCTTTCTAACAGACAATGACTTCACCACTGCTATAATATCATTTGGGACAATAGATTCTGTGGGGCCATGTACGTATGTAGACACTGCCCTGGCTAGGTACTGCCCCCCCACCTTCTGTTTATGATCAACACGTAGGAATTCAGCAATAGCACCTAGGAAACATTTATGGGACTGAAATCTGATATTAAGTGACGCCGCACCTCTCATAAGCACTTGCACTTGGTGTAGGTTCGTGACAGCCGCCAACACATCATCACCGTTATGTAAGGTCGGAACTAGTTGGCCATCCAGACACGAGTCTATATATATCTTGTTAAGTACTGTATTTATAAAGGTGGTCATACGCCATCCAGAGAGCAACGTTCCCTTTGCTTTATACCTACCCCCCAATTTATCTAACACAGTGACATCGTCCAGTGCTGCTATCTGCCAATTAATAGCGGTGACTTGGTCTGGGTCTAGATAATGAGAGAAAACATCACGATATGCGATCAGTACCATCTGCATCGTCACGGTGGAGTGTTGGGAGTTGAAATCTTCAAAGTCGAAACAAAAAGGCGTTCCGTTCTTGATAACATTTTGGACAGATAAAGCGACATTTTCAGTGGTGGCACTTTTACCTATAGGAAAAACATTACTCAACAAACTCTCACAATCACCAAAACCGTATTGACTAAGCACAAAACAGGTGTTGTCGACACCGTAGATTGCTCGTTGTTTACCCCATTCGTACTTGGTCATCGCTTTTGCCTGCACTTCTGGAGTGCGATTGATAAAGTGACTTATAGGATAATGTGGCATCCTACTCAT